CTTACTGGAAATATCACTGTAAATAACGGCAGTGGTTCACTGGCCATCGTGTTAGTCGAAGATTATCTTACTGAAGGAACAGAGACAATTACCGTCAGTGCTGGTGGGTTATCGACAACAGCTACTGTGTCTGATACTTCCACTTCCGTTAATGCATTTGACATTAGTGGTTGGGGGCAATATGTCCAATCGGGCGCCAACCCCTACACCACCCCGACTAGCTGGTTTAATCAAGCTAATCTAATCGACGGCACCGCTAATATGTCATCCTTAAGTAACTGGGTCAGACTGACCATGATCAATGGCTTATCTAATGGTACGAGAAGGTTATATTTCCGCGTGAATATGCCAGCAACTGCAAAGGATACAGTTGATGCCCGAAAAGATGTCTTCAATGCCGATATTCAGTTTATTGGAATGGTTCATACAAAAGCTTCAGGTGATTATGATACTTATCTATTTTCAGAAAATAATACACACGGATGGGAAACTGCTGCAAACACAGCAACAACTGCGGTGCCTACAAGCTGGCAGGCACTAAACACTACAGGCAACCCGTCAGGCGGTTATTTTGGTTTGAAGGAAAATGGCGGCGTAACTGGTTCCACCGAGACTGGACGTCTCACACCTCCTTATTCCAGTCTGAACGGACCTACTTCTGTGACAAATCCTACAATTCTAAGTTATGTGTACTCCGAAACGTCTTCGCCGGTGGCATTCGGAAACTATTTGTGGATGCGAACCCCTGTCCTCACCATGAGTTTTAATGATCGATTCGATATAGTGTTCGGTAAAGATGCTGTTGCTGCTGAGAGTCTCACTATATCCTTTGCAAACTAATAGTTTACTTTTGCTCACATTTGTGATATAATATATAATTATACAGTGAGGAATATACTATGCTTGATTTGAAATCCATCCACGACATGTGGGCAAAAGATGCGGTTATTGACCCCAACGAACTCGATAAGTCTTCTCGAGAACAACCTATCTTACATGCAAAATACCTAGAGTTTTTATCCACATATAAACTTCAGTTAAAACGTGCTGAGTTTCAGCAAAAGGTTCTTCTTAAACAAAAATGGTTATATTATAATGGTAAAATGGATCATGACACCTTACAGGAACTTGGTTGGGAGATTGATCCTTTTGACGGTCTCAAAGTACTTAAAGGTGAGCTTGATTATTATTATGATAGCGATCCTGAAATTCAGAAATCTGAAGAGAAAATACAGTATTATAAGACTGTTATAGATACATTAACAGAGATTATTAACAACATTAATTGGCGTCATCAGACGATATCAAATATTATAAAATGGAAACAATTCGAGTCAGGAAACTAAACCACGCTAATCTTCACCTTCAGTGTGATAGTGGTACAGCACAAGAACTAAATGAGTTTTTCTCGTTCTATGTTCCTGGATATAAGTACATGCCAGCATTTCGTAACAGAATGTGGGATGGAAAGATTCGATTGTTTACTGTTATGTCTGGCGAATTACCTGCCGGACTCTATGAACATCTTTTACAATTTGCAGAACAAAGAGACTATCTTATTGAGGTAGTTGATTCTCCGTATGGGCGTGCAGATGATTATAATAAAGTTGATGTAAAAGAACTATATAACTATATTGAATCACTCAATATGCCTTATACCATCCGTGATTATCAGTTTGATGCGGTATCAACTGGTATTCATCGAAAACGCGGTGTACTTCTTTCTCCTACCGGATCTGGAAAATCACTTATCATTTACGCTCTTACTCGCTGGTATCTTGAGAACTACGATAAAATGGTTCTTGTGATTGTACCTACAACATCTCTTGTAGAACAAATGTATGGTGACTTTAAAGATTATGGTTATGATGTAGAGAATGAAGTCCATAAAATCTATTCAGGTAAAGATAAGAATACGCAAAAGAGAATTGTAATCTCTACATGGCAATCAATCTATAAATTACCGAAACAATGGTTTCATCACTTTGGTATGGTAATTGGTGATGAGTGTCATGGATTTAAATCTAAATCACTTATGTCAATTATGAATAAAGCATCTGAAGCGGAATACCGTTTCGGAACTACAGGTACATTAGATGGAGCCCAAACTCATGAACTCGTACTTCAAGGATTATTCGGTAAAATATATCGAGTCACCACTACAAAAACGTTACAAGACAACGATACTCTTGCAAAACTTAAAATCAAACGAATCACTCTCAAATACGAAGAACAAGTCAGAAAAGATTTCGGCAAAAGAACCTATCAAGATGAAATAGCATTCATTGTTGAGAATGACTATCGTAATAAGTTTATTCGTAATCTTGCACTTGATTTAAAAGGCAATACACTTATCCTTTATAACTATGTCGAGAAGCACGGGAAGCCTCTTTTTGACCTTATAGATAATAAGGTAGAAGAGAACAGGAAAGTGTTCTTTGTATCAGGTGATGTAAGTGCAACAGATAGAGAAGCTATTCGTGGCATTGTTGAAAAACAAAAAGACGCTATTGTAGTTGCATCACTCGGTACATTTTCTACAGGAATTAATATTAAGAACCTACATAATATCATTTTCGCCTCCCCGAGTAAGTCACAGATTAGAGTATTACAGAGTATTGGTAGAGGTTTAAGAAAGTCAGATGATGGGAGTGCTACTACTCTCTATGATATTTCAGATGATATTAGTTGGCAAAACAGAAAGAACTATTCATTATTGCATTCCTTTGAAAGGCTTAAAATGTATCAAAAAGAACAATTCGAATATCAGACTGTCCAATTGGAGATTAAGTCATGAGCGGCGTTTATAAACACTTTAAGTTAACCAATGGTGATGAGATGGTTTGTGAAATGGTTGACACTGGCGGTGATGAAGTCGCTGATATTATTATTCGTAGAGCGTTAAAAATCGTAGTCACTGATGACTTAGAAGAAAATACGCGGTATTATACTCTTAAACCATGGATATCATTTCAAGATGATAGCACGGATCTTATTGCACTCAATTCAGTACATATCGTCGGTGAAGCTACTCCCTCTGATACAATTATGAGACATTACGCTATAGCTCTTGCTGATGTTGATAACTACAATAAAGTTAAAGATGCGGGTCTAACTCTTCAAGAAATTCAAGAACAAATGAAAGATCTTACTGAAGAAGAAATGGAGGAATTTCTTAAGAATAAAGGCGCTGAATTAGATGCAAAACTAAGCGACTCAAGTGAACCTAACATTATTCAGTTTAGACCTAAAGATCCCAATTATCACTAAAATTAGATACCTCTCCCCTCTAAACAAATAATGTTTATTATATCATACTGGTCAGAAAAGTACACTGTTATTTTTTAAAATAAGACCAAAAATTTACTATGTACAAATACGCTATATCAGTATATAATTATTAAATAATATGAAAAGGAGATGATATGGCTCGACAAAAAAGACAAAGTATTCATTATGTGAATAATGCCGAGTTCTCTCAGGCAGTAGTAGATTATGTTACTACTGTACAAGAAGCTAAGAAAAATGAAACTCAACTACCCATTGTACCTGACTATATTGCCAGCTGTTTCTTACGAATCGCTGAGGGTTTGTCTCACAAATCCAATTTTATTCGCTACACATATCGCGAAGAGATGGTTATGGATGCAGTTGAAAATTGTTTAAAAGCAGTAGAGAACTATAATCTAGAAGCTGCAACTCGAACAGGAAAACCAAATGCTTTCGCTTATTTTACTCAAATTACTTGGTACGCATTTCTTCGTCGCATTGCAAAAGAAAAGAAACAACAGGATATTAAACTCAAATATCTAACAAAAGCTGGTATTGAAAACTTTGTAGACAATGAGCATGGTGACGACATGTCGAATCAAGTTGTAGGTGCCTTTGTTGATACATTAAGAGATAGAATTGAAAAGGTAAGAACTACTGATGCCGAAGTAAAAGAATTTGTAACCGAAGAAAAGAAACGACGTAGGTCTAAATCTACAGACTCTGATTTGGCGGATTTTATGTAATGAAGGTAGCAGTATTAAATGACACGCATTGTGGTATACGTAACTCTTCCGAAATCTTTCTCAAAAATGCGGCAGACTTTTATTCAGAAATCTTTTTTCCTTACTGCCAAGAGAATGGGATTGAACAAATCCTACACCTCGGGGATTATTACGACCACAGAAAATTCGTTAACTTTAAA